CTCCAACGAGCGACCCTTGAGCATTTCAGTGACCAGCGAACTTGACGCAATCGCCGAACCGCAACCGTAGGTTTTGAATTTAGCATCTGTGATAATTCCCACTTCATTGACTTTGATCTGTAGTTTCATAACATCACCGCAGGCAGGAGCACCCACCATGCCAGTGCCAACATCTGGATCATTTTTATCAAATGACCCTACATTACGAGGATTCTCATAATGATCTAATACTTTCTCTGAATAGGCCATACCAATTCTCCAATAGTTGAGTAATATACTAAACTATTTATAATTGCTTGTCAAGAGTTTTTAGAATATATCAGAGTCGCGTTTTTTAGCCGCACGCTTGGCCATGTCGTCTACTGTGTCAACTGGTTGTTGTGTAGGGTCGCCATCTTTGGGGTTTGTTGTTGTAGCGTCATCATCTGCACGTTCATCTGCTGGACGAAGTTCCACGTAATCTTTATTAAAGGATTTAATAAGATTTTTTACCGCTGGATTGTTTTCATTTGCTGATACTAACGCATCATAGTCAAAGGTCTTATCGGTATTCAATACCATGTTAATAAGGCTTTGTGTTGAAATTTTTGGAAGTTTGTTTTTGTCTTTGTACCGCTGACGCAATAACTCCAGAGCCGTTGTTAAATTTGACTCTGGAGTATTTTTTGGACTGTGTACAAGTTCGTTGATACGCATCTTAACGTAGTTCGCGACCTAATTCTTCTGCTCCGCCAGCTGCCGCATCAGTTGCGCCAAAGCCGTCAGTTTCTGGTTCTTCCATGTCTAGGTCGCTAGCAGGTAATTCAGCACCTAATTCATCGCCACCTAAATCCATTGGCTGCGGTGCTTGACCTGTTAAAATACCTACACCACTGTCAACCCCTTCACGAGCAGATTGCAGATTACCCATTAGTGTGTCAAGTGTAGCACCAACTGCTTGTTTAAATTGATCAGCTTGTTCTGAACCAATTTGATCACGGATGCTGTCAAGCAACTGAGGTAGTTGTTCATTTTGCATTTTACCAACTTTCTCAATGACATCTTGAATGCTGTCAACCATATCTTTAGCGGCTAACAATACTTCGGCGTTGCCAACTTCACCTTCGTTTAATTGGCGGTGACTCTGCTCTAACCATGCTGCAAGTCCTTCGCGAACAGTTAGTAGTTCCATATAGCGTGGGTTACGTTCTGCTGTGTGTAGGTCGGTTGAGTGACGAATCTTGTTTAAGTTAGACTCAATGGTTTCGCTTAATGCTTCTGCTTTTTCAACAGTTAGTTTGTCAAAATTAATAGCAAAACCAAAACGGCTTTCCATTAGTTTGTTAATCTTTTTAGGCGATTTAGATGCCATTTCTGATAGTTTCATGGGTTAGATTCCTAGTTACAGTTTTATATATTTAGCCAAGTTTAGAGATTTTGTTAATTCTTGTTTAGCACGTGCTATCTTGGCCATTGTTTCTTCGTATCGTGTGGAGTAAAACTCTTCGCCCCAAAGATCTGCATTTTTAATAGCCTTTTTATAGCGTATGCGATATAACGCAGCATCAAATTCTAAACGGCTTAACAAACTATCACACTCTCTTATGTCTTGTGCTAATCGGTATTGTTGTTTGTGTAAGGCTATACAATAAAATATAGCATCTTTACGATTAAAAAAATCAAATAATTGTAGACCATCTTCAACTACACGCCAGCTCTGCTCGTTAATTTTTATAACGCGATATCGCCCTACTAATACGTCAGTGCCTAGTTGATAACACAGCGGCAAATCGCCAGAATTTGCAGCTAGCTTATCTAACTCTTGAGCAGTAAAACGTTTGATTTTTTCTATGTCAAACGCTTCTTTATCCGATACGCTTTTTGTAGTAAATTTTGCCATTTTCATTGGTGCGTAATAGAACATCTTTTACTGTTAATTGATTTGCCAATGTTTGTTCGCGCTCTTCAAGCTGGCTTTTTGCAATAGGCGCATCAGCGAAACGATTAAGAAATTCTGCTTCTTCGTTAGTAATTGGAAGTTGTATATTATTTGTAAGTTCAACAATTTTCATAGTAATATATTTATAAAAAATCACTGTGCCATTTTTTTACGAAATCCACATTATCTAACACTATAATATCTAGTAGGTCTCGATAATCTTGATTCGTAAGTGTTTGGTATTGCTTGATTGTGTTGCGCATGTTATCCCAAAGTTTTTTTGTACGCGAAATTTTTTCTAATAATATACTGTAATCAACTGACTCGATGAAATCGATACCAAACATCCAATCTTTAGCAAAGGCAAACACCGGAGGATGAATGAACCCAATGTCGTTTAACGAATAATAAAAATCTTCTGGATCCGAAGCAACATATTCATATTCTAGTAGCGCACGAACAGTAGACGCACTGTTGATGTTTTTTTGCCAGTACTTGTTTTTTAAAATTGATTCAACTACTAGATCAAGATTATAGGAAGGATTCCCACCAAACTTAAATTTAATGGCGTCCCATTGGAGCTTGGGAAAAAATTGTGTCTGGATTAACATTCTGCTGCCCCCGTTAATTGCATGACCACGGGGACTGTAGATTACAGGATATTTAAAATGTTGTGTATCTGCTAGTTCAACGTACAGGTATGGTAGTTTAGTAAAATGTGTGAAGGGATATTTTAAGGAAGGAGGATCATCGTAAAATCCTGCCTTAAGATCATTAACATCATCAATCCATGTTTGTAGGTAACTGCTATTGAGCCCTGACATTTCGTCTGTGACTGCAAGACCATACTCAGCATCAAAATCTAAAAATCTTGGTTTATCTTGGGGAATAGATACTTGTTTTTCCGTTACTGGGTCGTAGTATATTGTTTGCATTTTAATTCGTTGAGATGTTCTTTCCATAATTGATTGTATTCACAATACTCGTATTGTTTGAACCACGGACCACCTTCCGTATAGTGTAGTGCCCGAGGTTCTGTGTTTTTATCCCACCCTACTAGATGATTCCATGCAGGATCAAGACTTCCTATTTCATTGTTATTTAACCAACTAAATTGATGTAGGAATAAACCTGTCTGTGTGTTAACTAGTTCGGGCGTTAGTTGTTGATTACTAGGGTGCGAACAGTTCCACAGAACTAGACTACTCCAATTTTTTCTAGGATATAGGTGCTGTTCTTTGCCATCCATTTTTGTTAAAGTTTTTGGTGTGTATTGATGTTGAACGCACATAACAGCATACCGATCATCGGCTTCGTTAAAAATTTTCTGTACATCATCTAAGAACAAAAAATCCAAATCACAGAATAAGGCCCATCCATGATACCCTGACAAATAAGGAACAAGAAATCTACTAAAAGTAAACTCTGTTGAGCTCTTGACATCAGGTGCTCGGGTATAAACACCACAAGCTTGCAATTCAGCTAGTTTTAGTGGTTTTATAGATACCAGTGGTTGTTGTTTTTTAATACTATAGGCGCAGACTTGATAAGCAAGATCTTCTCTGCTATCGTATCCAATAAAAATGTTCATGTGTTATTTGAAAAGACCGTGTCCGATATAGCCAAGGATTGCTGAAAGTAAAATACCTAAGATAGAAATCGTCCAACCCATAACAGATTTATTACGGTCTTCAAGTTTGCCCTCAAGGCTGTCCTTGATGCCAATAAGATATAATTCCATCTTATCCATACGTTGTTCTAAGTTAGATAATTTAGTTTCCAAGTTGTTGTACCTCACAGCACATATTTCAACGTGGGCTTCTAAACTTTTTTTCTCAATTTGTGTAGGTGTGGTCACCGCTCGTCTCCTTAACGATGCCCTCTTTACTGTGCCTTAATACGTTGCCTGTTGTGTGCCTTAATAATATGCCTAAGCATCAATTAATATTTACCCTAACCAACAAGGGATTTAAAATATATGTTATTCCATGGTCCGCTGGGATAAAATACTGCATGTTCAGGTACCGCGGTTTCTGTTAACCCTAAAATAACAGGTGTAATTTTAAAGTCGTATTTAACAAGCCCAAACTTATCAGGACCTTCTTGGTAAATGTCAGCGTATTCTACAGCAAACTTAAAAGTCCAAATTTTTTGCTTACCCTTATAATTGATACCAAAGTTGTATCGAACAACATCATCAACAAAATTAGTTGAGGTAATAATTGTAGGTTGAGTACGTAGGCTGATAATCTGTTGAACAGTTTCCCAGTTACGCTGTTGATTACGTTCAAATTCTGTTTTGGGCGTGTGATTAATTACACCAGTTGGTGTAATGTCTACTAGAGTAAAACCTTGATATAAGAATTGATTAGCCACACAATATTTATAGCCAATAAAAAAGCCCTTGTAAAAAGGGCTTTTTCTATTCAAAAACTAATTGTTTAGATTAGTATGTGAATGCTGCTACAGTAGCGCCACTTACGCCTGAACCATTTACGTATGTGTTGCAATATGCTTGTAGGCTTGTTGCACCTGTTGCTGGGCTTGGAGCTGCACCAGATAATGCTACGTGGAACAAGTTACCAGAAAGTGGAGTGCCTAATAATTCAATTGAACCAACTTGGCTAATTGCTAAAACTAGTTTCTCGTAATCTGAACCTGGTGCTAGGTAGTTTACAGCACCTGCAGCTACACCTGAAGTTGACCACATACCAGCTGAAGTAACTGTGTAGTGTGTAAGGGTGCGTCCTGTAATCTGAGCATTACCTGCTGAACTACCGTCTGCTGGGCGTGCGCCACCATTTGTACGTGTGATTGTTGCCATTTTATATTTCTCCTGAAATTATTTTACGCTTTCGCGCATACTTTTATTTATGCTTTTGATAAAAAATTGGTTCTACTGAAGGTCAAACGATCCACTAATTTAACAGCGCCGCCATCGTGTCCTATAGCAACAAAACCTTCCGGTGCTGTTACTTTGTAACCATCGTTAGTCTTTTGGAATGTGCCAATACCTTCAACTTGATTGAGTTTCTGTAACAGCATGGTTTTTAGTTCAATAATACGTTTATATGTGGCAAGTATGCCTAATAAACTATTGCTGTTGTCTGCTATCCAGTCTTCGCGTTGTTTAATTTTAGCGACTCGAGCTTGCGCGGCACGGCCTTCTAGTCCACCCGCTAGTTGCTCAATTCCTTTCATCTGCTCTTGTTCGTAGTGATTAATAAACTTTTGCAAGAATGCAGTAGGTTCGCCAACTTGTGTTCCACTACGCACCTGCTGATTGATAAAAGGTTTGATCATGCGACTAAACTCTCGATCTTGCAGGACAATATCAAATCGTGCCTGACCTAATTTATTCATTGTTGCTACAGTTGCTTCTAGATATTTTTTTATCTTAGCATTTTCACTGGGCGTTAAACTGGCTACACCTGTATAATCTTTGTAAGTAGCATCATCAAACCATACATTTTTAGTTTGTGTAAAACCACTTACGTTTGCACCATATTCTGCTGTCAGCGTGTCCCAACTGTCACCTGTGTAGGTAGTGTGGAAAATAATACCTATTTGTGCACCTGCGATACGTTGACCTAATTGACTCTTTACAGGAACAGCATAGGTAATTGTATTAGGTGTAAAAACGTAGCAGTCTTCGTCATTGACACTTACTACACTTAAGTCACCAGGAGTAAACATCAAATCACCCTGTACGATGCCGCCGATATTTAATTCTCGTAGATATTTTAATGCAGATTCTAACATGTTGGCTAATTCAGGTTCTTGACTGTACCAACGTTGTACGTCGCGTGTTGATTTAATGCGTTTAGGTTCGCCTTTGGCAAACACTGACTTAGTACCAACAAAGAACTTACCATCCTCCGGGTCAATACCGCAGATGATAGCAGGACTGCCGTCCCATTTGACGGTCAGCTGTGTTGTAGTACCTGTGCCTTCTGCTAACATGTGGCGTAAACTATCAATGTAGTTTAAAGCTTCTTGTGCACCTACGTAGCCTCGATTAAACACTAGATCTTCTAAATGTTCAAGGTGAGTATTCTTACTTTCAGTTAGCAAGAATTCAGGTTGCTGATTTTTTATTTCGGAAAATTTCATCTATTTAAAAGTTGGTTTAATTCTTGTTGCCACATAGATTCAGCTACAGGTGCTTGTTTAGCTGCCGCACGTGCTTGTCGCTGACGAATGGCGCTGGGAGTCTGACTAACTTGCCCAGCTACTCTTCCGCCGGTGTGTAGCATCTTTTTAATTTGTGCAATCATTTGTTGTCTTTGATCGGGTGTTAATTTTGCTACCCAATCAAATTTTTGTTCCGGTGAGTATGTAGCCGAAACAGTTTTAACAGCACCGTTAATAACATCTTGATCAATGCCCTGTGCTTGTAACATCTTGATAATTTGGTCACTGTCTGTGGGACTACCTGCAGCTTTCCATGCTTTTTGTAGTTTATCTGCTGTGATTTTTGTAGTAAGGTTCGTGCCGATACGTTGAGCTTGTTGTCCTATAGCACCAGCTACCGTAGCAACACCTTGTTTGAATTGTTGTTTAACTTCTTCACGTTCTTCGGGTTCACCTAATACGTTAGTTTTAAATTTGTCCCACAGGCCTGCTTCAATTACAATGGCTTCAAATAACTGTGTAACTTGTTTGCTGGT